AATTGCTGTACTTGTGACATGTTTTTTAAGGGTTTTTATTGTTTATTTAATACCTGCTAATTTCTGCCATCTTGCAAACTGGTTGTTTACTTCGATGATAGGTTGTTTTGGGGCAGGACCCCCAATTGCTTTAGAAGCACTACCTAACATTGATTCGTTGATTGAGGTTTTCTTTTCTTTTAGACCTTCAAGCAATGTTTCATATACAAGTTGAGCTTCTTTTTTGCTAGTTGCTTTATCAAAAGCAGTTAGCACTTTTACTTTTTGTGATTCGGTTAAACTCTTAGCTTTGAAGATTTTGTTAGTGTAAAGAAGTTTAGCGTTAAGTAAGTTAACTTCGTTTAAAGTTGATTGCATAGCTTCGATGGCATCGTATGCTTCTTTAAGTTTCTTTTCAGCTTCTTCTTTTTCCATTTTAGCTTTTGCTGCTTTTCTTTTAGCTTCTTCAAGTCCATAATTTTCATATGTCTTTTCAGCTGCTGTATCAGCCATTAATTCTTCAAGATCAACTTCATCCATCATTTCTTCTTTACCTTCTTCTTCTTCACCTTCTTCGCCTTCCATGCCTTCACCAGCTTCTAATTCACCGGCTTCAACCATATCAGCGATTACGCTTTCGATGAAATTTTTAAGGTCTTCAGCAGACATGTCTTCGATGTTGATTTCTTCTTCATCCGTTTCTTCCTCTTCAGCTACGTTTCCTTTAGCAGTAGGACCTTTAGGATCATTAAGTAAATCTTCAGCTTCGTTCATTTCTTCTTTACCTTCTTCCATACCATCGAGTTCTCTAAGGAGAGCTTCTAGGTCAAGTTCTTCGTCCATTTCTTCTTTAGCTTCATCCATTTTAGTTTCAGCTTCGTCCATTTCGTAAGACTCTTCCATTTCCTCTCCGTACCCTTCTTCCATCTCTTCTTTAGCTTCATCCATTTCATCCATCTCAGATAGCTTCATAGCTAACTTTTCTCTCAAAAATGGTCCAAAGCTTTCTTCAAGAGCGGCTTTTGCATTTGCTATTGCTGTTTCCTTGACAGCTTTAGCATCGGCGATTGCTTCTTTAAGCAAATCTCTGTTGCTGTTCATTTTGTTTGTCCTCAAATTTTTTAGGGGAAATACGCTTATTCCTTGAAGCGTAATAAAATTATATTAATATCGATGCTATATATGTAGATAGCATATTACATCGATACATATATCGAAATTTATAAAAATCGCAAAAATTTACAAAAAGAAACCCTCCTTTTTAGGGGAGGGTTGGTCTAACGGAGCTACCGATAGAGGGGTTAAAATAGTGGGCAAGTTCCGTTAGCGCAAAGTATTTCTGTTAATAAAATATTTGCTTTTGCATACGGATTGGTGTTGTTTTCTTTACCTTCTTTAATTAGGTGCATATATGAGCCTGGGTTTGATGGGGTAGATACAAAATCCCAACAAAGTAATTCAAAATCGTCTTGTACTTCTAATGTTTCGCCTATTTCTTTTAGCGAGCCCATTCCGCGGGATGATACCCCAACCATTACTCCGTTATCAATTAATGCTTTTAGGATATTACCGGAAGTAGTTGGAAGTATTTCTATTTTACCTAGTACTTTATCACCATTCCACCAAATTTCTCTAATGATGTGAGATACATTTTTTAGGTTTATGATTGAAGATTCAGGGTGGTCAAGTTCTCCTGTTGCTCTATTTTCTTTAACAACTTGTTGGTATTTATCAATTTCGCGTTCCCATAAATCTTTAGAGTAGTATCTGCCGTTTCCGTTTTTTACTTCGGCTGTAGCTAATATACCTTCAACCATCGGATTACCTGATGGGGCTCTCATACCTTCTGTTAGTTGAACAGGAGATACGTTGAATGGGATGGTTTCTATGAGTACCTGTCTCATATTATATTTCTACTCCGTTTTGGTATGAAAAGGCAGTTGTGTCTGAATCGTACCAATCTGATACTTCATATGAACCATCTTCTCGTTGGTTAACGTGTTGTACTACTCCTTCTCTTGATATTGCTTTAGCTAACTTTATAGCTTGTGCTAAAGATTCTTCGTTTGCCATGCCCCTTAAATCAGCTTGGGTTTCATAGTCATAAGACTCATTTTTTAATTCTTCTCTAATGATAGCACTGATGATAGAGCGGAGTTTATTTTCTTTTAAATTGCCATACCCACTTGATTTGTATTTGCCGGTTGGTGCTTTAGGTTCTTTAGATGTTTCTAAACCAATTCCTTTAACACCAAACATTCCGTTTTTAGCATAGTAATTAATATCTTGAGCCATATTTTTAGCTACAATTTTTTTCAATTCGTCTACAGTTTTATCAGCGTTTTTAGGATCATCCATTTCAGCTAAATACCCCATTAAAAATGATTGGCCATAAACATTGTCTATATTTTTAGGATCGCTATTATCAAAATTGCTTTCTAAATCTTTAGCTACATCTTTATCTATTTTTTCAAATGTATTTTGATCACCATATTCTTTCTTATCTTTAACACCCACAGCTTCTTTTATGTTTGTGTTAAAAATTTTAAACCAATCTGGTTTGTTTGGGTTTTGGGTTGCAATACCACCTACTGCTTCTGTTAGGATATTTTTACCCTTTAATATTTTAACAGTATCTTTAAAGGTACTGTTTACAGTAAGAAGTTCAGGGAATAAATGGCGAGCTTGTTTTAGGAAATGATCTTTATTTCCTTTACCCTCTGTAATTTCGATATATTGATTTTGTAATGTTTTCATGATTATAAATATTATGTGTATAAAATTACAGGTGCACTTAATGCTCCTAAACTACAAGAAGTTATAAATAAATTAATTGTTTCTCCTGCGGGAAGAGTAAATGAAGGACCTGTTCCTTCTATAACAATTCCGCTACCATCTAATCCCGCTCCATATTTAAATGCTGCAATTAAAGAACCAGTAGGGGAATTAATTGAGCCGGTTCCTAAGCTTTGAATACCAGCAAACGAACCAGTAGCGGATTGTCCTGCTGTTAATATTACTCCTCCAAAATTTACGGGTATATTTGCCATGTTATTGTTGTTTTGTATTGTCGTCGGGGGTGAATGAATTAATAATGTCGTCTAATAACTCGTTTGTTGAATCTGTTGAATAAACAACAGCATATGATTTAGGATTATTTTTATAATAATCTAAAGTTTTATTTCTTGCTTGTTGTAGTAATGGGATCAATTGATTTAACTTTTTTTCTAAAATATTAAATCCTTCTAAACGTTGGGCTAAAAATTTTCTTCTTTCAGGATCGGATACGTTCAAAGCATTTAAATAATCTTCTACTTCTATAGTTTCCCACAATTGTTTAACTTCAATACCTTTAGCTGCTTTATTTAAAGCAGGTTGGTTTACTAGTTTATATTTAAATGTTTTTACATAGGTATTGTCTGTTACTCCTTCAGAACCAGCTTTGGGACCAGGACCCATATTGGCTCCAGGACCTTCTTTAACCGGTTTATATCCTACTTGAGTGTATGCTCCATAATTTCCTTTTGTAGATTTTTTAAAAGCTCTAGGAGTTGCAGTATTTTCACCTGTAGTTCCGGATGTAAAACCAGAAGTACTAGATATAGTGTTTGTTTCTTTTAATTTATATTTATACTTTCCCATGAATATTTTTAATTTCGTTTAAAAGTTCATAGTATTGTAATAAATTAATTAAATTATCGTCATTAACTTTATGTGATTTAGATAATGGGGTCAATAATTTAATTACTTCGTCTAATTTAATTTGAACCGCTTTATCTGCAATTTTAGGGGATAAAGTGGTTAATTTTGTTTTAAGTTCTTCAATTTTAGTGTTATAAAAATCTCTTAGTTTTGGGGTTGAATCTACAGAATTAACAAATTCTTTTAATATTATTTTTTGATCCTCATTCAATGATGAATATTTTTCATTAAATTTTTCTAAAAGAACTCTATATGCTAAAATACGAAGATCTTTATCGTATGATTGAAACTCTACAAGAACATCATCTTTAATTTTTTGTTTATCAATAGACTTAGACGTTAACGATTCTAGAATATTGATTTTATTTTCAATAAGTTGATCTGGATTGTTTATATTAGTATTATATAGTTCTAGCAAAGTATAGAGAGAAGCGTGTACTTTGTAATTGGGTAATTTGGTTTTAAAGAAATCCTCAATGTTGTAATGAGTGGAAATTTCTTTGATCAGATTATATTTTTGTCTTTTGATTGCTCCTCGGTTTAAACCCTTAGAAGTTTCTACAATAGAATTAATAACTATTTCAGCCTTGCCTTCTGTTAAGTTCCTATGCTTAGATAGGGTTTCATATAATTTATATTCTTTCCCTAGTTCGCTTTTAACAAAATATTTTTTTAAAATATTGATTGCCTTCGATTCTTTTCCAGATAATGTATCTGAGGTGATTTGTCGAACTAAAAGTTCAAATAAAATCCCCGTATTTTTTATCTTTGAGTGTCTTATGTTCATTAGCCTAGGCTTTTTGTTATAAATATATCAGAATATTTATTCCATTATATTATTTTCGTCTAAAAATGAAATTTCTTCATCTTTTTTGACTAAACTTGGAGATTTTACTAAACTTTCTATTAAACTTTTATTTTTAAGATATACTTGTTTTGCTTCTAGTGCTAATGGTGATCCACCTTTATATTGAGGGCGGATACTATCAGATTCATTATCGTCAAATTTTGCACCTCTGTTACCTAATCTGTCTTTTCCAAACGGGCTTTCTTGAGAATTTCTATCTGTAGATTTTTCTTCAGGACGACCTAATGGTACTTTTTCATCATATCCATCAGGTACTGAATTGTCCTCGTATCTGCTTCTACCATATAATGAGGCTAAATCGTGGGGAGTTCCATATGATTTTCCTGTTATTTTAGGGTCATTTCCTTCTTCAAATATTTGTGTATTTCTAAAGGCGCGTTTTTGGTCTTCAATAATTAAATCTCTATATTCTTCATATTGGTCTTCACTCAAGTGGAATATATTATCATAAATCCAGTCAGTAGGTAGTAACTTAGTTTCCATAATCTTTTGGGCTAAGTCTACTTTTTGGGTTAATAATGCTATTTTTTCTTGATCATAGATAATGGATGGTGTTGTTAAATCTAATTCAAAATTTGTTAATTCATCACCGCTATATCCTTGGGCATATAAATGCACTAATGCTATTTTATATAATTCAGATAGTATAATACGTTGGATTCTATCAATTGTACGAGCGAATCTAATATCTTCGGCAGCTAATGTTGCTTTACCTGTCAAATCTTTTTCGTATCCCATAAATGCTTTAGGCACTTTAAGGGCAGCAAATAATTTATCTCTTAAATATGTTACGTCTGTAATACCATCAAATTGTAAACCTTGAGCCGTGTCAATTTTAGTTACAGTGTCATTACCTCTTACAGGGATATAAAAATCCTCTAGTAAGTTTTGCATATTGTATTTTAGATTGTATTGACCGGTTTCGTGATCAATCAGCGGGGTACGTTTTAATGTTGAAATAGTTTTTTGCATGAAGTTTTCTACTTCAGCAGGAGGAATAGAACCAACGTTAATATAAAATATTCTTCTATCGGGGCTGCGAGATATTCTATTGATTAACATTGCGTCTTCCATTAGAATATATTGCTTAAATAGCCTACGGGCAGGCTCTAAATATGAACGACCATAAGGAAGATAGTTAACATCTGTTATTAATCTAAAATGGGCCATTTCATAGTTATCAAAGTAGATAGCATTTTGATCTTT